TCGTAATTGGTATCTTGAACAAACTTTGAGCCTGAAACTTTTTTAGCTACTCTGCCAGCTAAACTATTTTCAGCAATTTTTTGAATAATACCTTTACGACTTTCTCTGTTTGCTCTGTTAGTATCAGCTATGTTTTGATTAACAGATTTCGTTTGTCTTGAGGAATATGTTTGTCCACCACTGTAAACTGCTTCATTACCTGAAACATCATTATCTGAACCACCGCTAGATCTACCACCAAATCCACCCATATTAACCTCCTAATAAAGTTTTTTTATCAATGTCCTCATCTTCAATATCATTCAGACCTTGACCACCAGTAAGAATAGTTTTTCTTCTACCTACTCTTTTTCTTTCTGCTTCTAATAATTTTCTTCTCTCTTCGAGTTCTCTTTGTTCGTCATCATAAGATGGAACATCCTCGACTGGAGCGATTACTTGTTGCACTTCAGGAGCGCTAAATAATTTTTTTACAAATCCCATAATATTTCCTAAATAATTTTATAGTTGCTGTCGGCTACTGTTTGTCTAGCAATGTTAGAATTTTTAAGTCCATCAAATCCAGTAGCTAACACTCTTACAGCATCGCAAAAGTGGCTAGACCATGAGTGGACTGGTTTTGGATTAAACACTCTTTCTTTCTCAGAGTATTTACGATGATAATGTCTTAGTGCATCAATCAACGTTTTGCAGTTATCCAAATCTATTCTGCATCTTGGCAATAACATTTTAACGGAATGAATACCGTCCTCTAAAGCAGTTTTTGGAACTACTCTAAATCTGAAACCTAATTGGTAAGCTGTTTCTCTTCTTGATCTTCCTGAACTGAACTCAGTTACTTCAATATCATGCGGAGCGTAATTCGTTCCAATGACGTAAGGTTTATTTTTTATGTATTCGATGTAGTGCGGTAAAGCTTCGTTTCTATTGGAATAGCAATCAATAATATTAATGCTATGACCAACTTCTTGAAAAAAGATAATTGTTGTATCGTCTTTAAAGCCGAGATCCCATGCAGTGTGGACTAAATACGCTGGATCATACGGAACTGAAGTAATACGCTTGTTTTGCTCTAATTCAGTAATAATTGAATTATAAATGCTGCCAGGAACATTGCCAACAAAACTACATTCAAATTCTTGCTTGTACTTTGCTTCTCCCATGACAGCGAGAGCATTAGCCAACTCTTCGTCATCAATGATTTTAGTTTCACTTGCTTTAGCCGTATAACTAAACCATTTAGGATCCGCTTGAGCTTTTTGATAGTATTCATAAAAAATATTATTCATTGATTGAGGCGTACCAACCATAATCATAAAACCTTTATGGTCTGACAAAGCTGGAGTAATAACCTCATCGATTAAGGATGAACTTACTTGAGCGGTCTCATCTATAATAACACCACTTAAACCAACTCCTCGAATACTGTCAGGATTTTCAGATGACAATAAAGTTATCCTGGAGCCGTTTATAAAATCACACCTTAATTCTGTTTCGTTATATTTAGTGCCAGGAATTTTCTCGGTATAATATTTTAAGAAATCCCAAGCAATCGACTTAGCTTGTTTATAAGTCGGAGCAATATAAGCATAACGTGCTTGCTTATTCGGATTAGTTAATGCGCACTTGATTAGATGGTTTAGGCAAAGTGTAGTTTTACCAAACCGTCTATGGCATAGCAAATGTGCATAACGATATTTAGATAATTCTGTGTGCAAGAAAGCTTGTTGTTTTCTTGGCGAATACGGTATTGTAACTTTCATTAGTGTATTGTCGGTGGTTTATCCATGCCGTAATAATCCATATTAATTTTACGAAACACGTACTCTGTAAATTCATGTAAATCACTTTCGCTTTCGAAACCGTGAAAGTTAATCAGCAAATCTGTTCCACCGTTAGTAAACGATATTGCTGTTACGTCTTGAAATCTGTTTTTCTTTTTGTCTCTTTTGCTCATTGTGTATTTATTGTTCCGATGAATTATCGTAATAGAAGCGGCGCCTACTTTTTTTGGTATGGTACCTCTTACTTTTTTTCAGATATTTCGCTGTACTTTTTGACTTATTGTGTAGCTAACGACTAGTTTTCTAAACAAACACTTAACAATTAAAACAAAAGATCACCTGGTAGGTAACATTAATAAATTAACGTACCTCATGTCGTGTGCGAGACTTTGTTTGCTGCCTCCGTACTAACGGAGTTTGTAACATCTATAACATCTTGCTCTTTATTATCTGACCAAGTGATTTGAATATTTGTGTCTTGCTTGATCTCTTGCTTGTCAGCATAGATACCAATTAACTTACTAGCCATCCAACGATAGTGATGTAATTTCTCTCGAACAACAGCTATGTTCTTGTTGTCTGCAAACTCAAGCTCATCAATCATCTTATCTAAAAATGTTTGTGATGCGATACGTCTTGCAGTTAAAATTTTATTAGCGAACTCTTTATCTTCAGCTATCCAGTCATAAACTTTAGATAAGCTTGGATTTGATTTGTCTTGGCAAATCCTGGTAAGAGGTTTACCACTCATAAGCTCTTTAACGATCTTTGAACTTATCTCTGGTGTTAGCTGCAACTTGCTCATAATTAATATTCTTTAGGTTTCTCAATGCTTTTAGCTTACCTTGTAAACTTGTAGCTCCTGTTGACCAACCACCGTGAATACGACATCTAATCGTACCTTTTTTAGTTAGTATTCCTGAAGCTTTGCAAGGTAGTTTGTTTTGTTTGTTGATCGTTTGACATTGTAAACGATGTTTATGTCTAGCAGCCATAAGCGATTTTAAAATTAGATTTAAAAAACAAAAAAAATAAAAAAAAAAAACGATGGCGACAGCGTATTCATTGAATACGTTGATGTGCAGATTTTAAAATGCTCTGCTTAATAATCAAATACTTTTTTATAAAATGAAAATTTTTTTTAAAACTATTTTGAGAATAGCTAATTTATTAGTGATTTCTGTCTATGATGTCAAATTTTATTTTACTTTTTAAAACATCTACTAGCTTCGATAGGATAGTCATATATCTATTCTTGATTGTAACTCTGTGAGATCCAAAATGTCTTGCAAGCTCAGTCCATTTATATTTTTTAGCTCTCATCCAAATAAGTTCTCTAGCTTCTATAGGATTATCAGTAATAGAATTATCAATATACATTAAAACTTCTATAGCTAACTCCCACCTGGAGATCTGTTGCGGCGTAGCTCTAAACTTTAGTTCTCTCTTATAATATCCAATATCTTTTTTCTCATAACTAGTAACCAATAAATCATACATACTTGGCGCTCCAGGATGCTTTGGTTTAGCAATAAATCTTTCAGTTCTAGCAGCATCATCAAAGAGATTAGACAAATAACTTAATGTTAAGATGTCTCTTTCGATATATCTTTTTAAATTAATAGCTTGAATGTTATCCAATGTTACGCTCTTTCAATACTCTAGTTAAGATCCACGGATATTTAACTTCAGTTGGCATTATCGATTTAAGCTCATCATCAGATAAACGATTTAATTCATCGTGCAGCTCATACTGATCAAGCTTAGGAAATTTATAAATTTTATTTAATTGAACTGGATCTTTTTTTAAATGCTGTTGTAAGTTGGTCCAACCTTTAGCAGAATTGTAACCAAGAAATCCCATTGATTTTAAAAACGATTTATATCTTGGCAAATCGAAATCTATTCTACGATGTGTTTTATTATCCTCAGCTGAAACTAAAGCATCACCTTCAACAACAATGCTGCAAAGATCTGTTAATATTTTTTTAACCTTCTCTACTGGAATAAATAAATCACTGGCGGTTTGAATATAATTAATAAATGGTTTTAACGTTTTAACATTGTATTGACTGCACCAATAACTATAAACTCTGAAGTGTTGATCACTTATTTGTAATTTAATTATTTCTTTATCAGCTAGGTAAAATTTCTGCATAATCTTTTAATTGCTCTGTTGTTAAATTTTTTAATTTATTTAAAAATATTTCCTGGCGTGGACAGTCTTTGAAATGTTTAACTTGTCTTGAAGCTAAAAAACTTACCCACTGGTCCCAACTACAATGTTGGATCTTTGAATATTCTGGTGTGATTTTTCTTACAGATAATTTGTAAACTTTACGATTTGCGCCTTCATGGTACCAAATAACATAGCCTGGCAAACCAGCCATTCTAGCTAGCTCTTTAGTCGAATAATGCTTCTTTTTATAGTCCTCATTGGTGCCTTTATGACGGCATAATTCCGCTAAAAACAACGGTTTTAAACAAGATATGCAAGAAGCTACCTTATCAATATCTACCATTGCAATACCATCGTGAGATTTCCTATGTTCCAGCGAATAAGCGCTAAAATCCACGTCATTTGTATAAATCTGTCTAGCCATACTAATAAGACTAAGAAAAACAGCGATTTTCCTAGTGTTTTGACCATTAAAATACTCAGCTTATATTGCAAGAATAAAATTAACTTTTTTTCCACAATCGTAGAAAATATCCTTGATTAAATCTTAAAATGTATTATCTA